ACCAGGTTAAATCATTAATGATTGGTCAGGTGAAGGTGCCAAAAGCACCCTATCTTGCCTTTTGTAAATACTTACCCAGGTTTTTAATACTGAGTTCGTAAGTCTCATGATTTCACCGTTACGGACATCGTCCGGACGTTTGTCCCTAATCATCTTATCGATGCTAGGAATAATAAAGTGTTCTAGAGGCATAGATGATAAATCTATTCCTCCACCAGTTGTCAGTTGGCTCTGAAGAAATTCAAGCCACGGCACAAGAGTCTCTCTTTGTGACTCAAGTACGTCTGACATAGGTATAACCCTATTATTATTTAAGATATCCTCTCCTCTTTTTGAGGGACTAGGATCTTCCATTAATTGGTCCGCAATATCCGTTAGAAGGGATATTGTCTTACTCTTCTTATTCCGAATCCTCATAACTACATCTGAAAAGATTGCGTTACTAACGATTCGTAAGTCCGAAGAACAAGAGATTTCAGGTAAATTCATATAAGTAGCCAAGGTTTTAAGTCCTTGAACCTCACTAGTTATACCGTGAATTATATCACTCACAGTCATAAAAGCGAGGGCCTTAAATGTTAGCCGTGATGAACGACCGACTTTAAGGTTACTTAATAATCCTGTTATCCTATTCGGCACTTCTCTTCTTTTCCCGTATCCTCGTGTTACCAAGGAACAAAGAAAAGGGACAAGCAGGTGTATACGATGTCTTGTGGATATAAAACCCGATACTGGAATTGGTGAAATTTCAACACCATTCTTCCATATCCTCTTCGCGAATTCTAACGTATCGCGAGAGACAAGAGTCTTAATCGGAGAGGTTTTAACACCTAATTCCGTTAGACGTTTCATGTATAACCTAGCAACTGATCGATTCGCAATCACTACATCATCTCCTAGGACCAAATATCTTTTTGTCGGTTCGATTCCCATTTCTGAGAAACAACTTCTAATTAATACGTGGTGAGCTAGGGTGAAAGCGGCCCAAGATGCGTAGGCCCCTAACGGTTGTCCAACAGCATACCTTACGGTACGCTCGTTGTGTCCCCATTCAGGAGGAACTACAAAATCTCGGTCGACTATAATATCATACCAGGCTTTTGCTCTCTTCTTTCCAATAAACTTCGCCAGCACATCCCTTTGGAATGTGGCTGGGAATCGGTCTGTAGCTGAAACTAAGTCCAAACAATAGTAAGGACCGTCCTTGCATAACCAACTCGAGACTTTGTCTCCTTGTTCGTATGTACAATCTTCAGGGATGGCTTTTAACACCTTATATAGGTAGTTATGTAGCCCCCTTAGAGAGGTTTGAGACCAATAATCAAAAATAGCAATGATCCGTTGTTTACCGTTCTTGTCTGAGATTTTCGCTAACCTACTATTGGTTGGTATTCCCGATTTAATCGGAATATACTTCAACGCAATTTCAGTTAGGTATCTCAGGTATCCGGAATTCATAACTGTCTCTATAACTTTCTTGAACTTCTTCCCTCCCAAAGTCACTAGATTTTCTAGCAAGATTGGGAGCTCCAAAAGGACCTCCAGGTCCCCAAAGAGGGAACCGAAAGCCGGGCCGTTAGGCCCGGACCTTCCTGTGAAGTGGAATTGTTCAAAGAAATCATTAGGGGCAAGGCGGAACTGTTATTCCTGCTTTCTTAAGGTCTTCTACACAAACATCAACAAAGCGCGCTAACTTCGGATTAACCGTGTTCTCCGCGGATTGCGTAATGACTTGGATGTCCGGAATACCGTCCAGGGTAATTGCCCTGGTAGCGGTTAATAGTGTAAGATTAAATCTTATTTCTATTAGCTCCTTACTTTCCAATTGTAGGAAGTTTAAGCAAGATGGCAGACCCCCCAACTTTAGACGGATTTTATCCGTGTCCATTAAAGGGTTACCTGCTATATAGCGTAGGTAATGCAGTCGAAGCATATCAACTCTTCTAAGCACAGCTAGCGTACTATTATGAGATTTCTCCCATAGCAGCAACAAGTCAAAATACTTGTCTATCAGTTCTAACCTGTTCTTGTCCTTCCAATCATTAAAGTAACTCTTAACTAATACTTTCGTATTTTGTCTAAGAGTCTCGAGATTGATAACCTCCTTTTGGGAGGGATTACTTTGGGGTTTTACCCCTTGTAACAATCTTAAGGTACTTTTCATTGATTAATGTTTCTATCTTTGGTGGGCTAGTTCAGACGCCGAAGCACATTAGCTACGTTATGACACTAAAGGATCGGATCATCTTATTACACAGGATAGTCTGTATAACCTATCTTTCCGGCATAAGGAATTCAGAAATTGAAT